TGAAAACGGTTCCACCGGATCTCTTGCGCCGGTAATCGTTGCGGCAGAATTCATATTCCTTGAGCCAACAATGTCGCAAGAGTTGAACGGCATCTTAAACCCAGCGGATGCGTACGTTCCGAATGTCGTTTCAAAACCGATCAAAAGCTCAGCGTTTGAACCTGTAGCTTGTGCCATTTTAAATTACCTCCAAAAAATATTATAACAATGGATCTTGTCCAATACACATATGCTCACGCACTCCAACAACCATTTCAGACTGGATAAAAGGAAAGTGCGATATCGAATCCGTAGACACTTCGACAGATATTAAGTCCGCTACTGTTGCATCGATAACATTCTCAATATATTTACGAAAAGCCTCAACTAATGAGTTGCCTTCAAACCTAAAAAGATTATCAAGTAACTGTATAGGTTGAGCATCTTTGTAGACAAAGCATAAAAAACCTAAATAATGCTCTTTTGTCCTACGCTCTTGATCAACGCTTTTATCAAGGCCAGTGATAACGACATATGGCGCGTATGATTCACCCGGTAACTCTCTGATATCCACATCGATAAAAACTGAATGGTCACGGTCGAAATTCGTTTGTGACCACGCTTTTAAAGTCGGATCGTTTGCTACTGCATACGCTACGTCATATACTAGATTTGTTATATCCAATTATTCGGCCTCTCATCTCGATACAAGGGCACCAACCAAAAACCGCCGATCATTTTCATCATTGGTTCGCCGTCGTGATTGTCGGATGTTCTATAGACTTTCCAGTCAACGCCATCGATCGTAAACGTGTCTCGATAATTTGGCTCGTCAATGTCGTCCACGGATACTTCCACATAACGTCTGTGGATGTGTCCATTGACTTCAGGTTGGTGTACTCTGGCGTTGACAGTCGTCCCTTTATAAGTGACTGTACTGTCAAGCCAGAGTGTTTCTGCGTGAGTTTGTGCGTCTGTTATATTCATATTAAAATTTAGCTGGATGTAAGCGTTACTAATACACCCGGACGTTTACACATCGGTAAAACGTTACTTTGAGTATGGATATCAACGCCTCTATCAAACTTTCTCGGTTCCAGTTTGGCATAATACGGAGTGCCCATAGTGTTTACGGTACCGGCAAAGTCACCAGGAGCAACATACGTGCAAAAAGTCTCCTGCGTACCCTCAGGAAACGCGATTGCTTCCGTCGCAGTCAAAAATGCTCTTGCATTGCCGTCTTTGTCGGTTGCGGTCCCGCGATACTCTTCAAATGTAATTCCGCCAAAATTAAAGCCTTTACGTACATCTCCGCCCATAGCATTAATGGCAGCAGCATGGTTAAGATATACTTCTTTGACGTGATCGTGAGAGATAAGGCTGTTAAAAAACGTTTCGCCGCAAAGCGCCCGAACGCCGGTATAAACCTCGCCTTTTAAGTTGTCTTCAATATGCCGAATGACATCCAAACACTTTTCACGAATTTCTGTGTCTGAAGACGCGAAAGCAAAAGACTGACTTTCCTGGGAAATGCCAAACTCAGTATACAGGTCATAAATTTCAGCTGTATCTGCATCGACAATAACACCTTTCAATGCACCCATGCGCAAATATTCGAGCGTAATATCATGCTTATTTTTAATGGTTTGCAAGTGGTTGTTCATCACTTGTGTGTAACCCATTGCAGCATTTTCGGAACCGAAAGCACGAATACCGTCGTACTCCGCCGGTAAAATCTGGTCATCCAATGGAAAATGCGGAATGGTAAAGGTGCGAACGGTCCTTTTGCCCATCTTATTGTTCCAGCCAGGAGACCCCACCGGACGTGATTGAATAAGGTTAAGGACTCCGGCTTGCTCTTCAACCATGATACTACGAGTCGTCACAGGTCTAAACGGCATCAAGTTTAACTGTGCAATCCGACCGTACATATTCGGCATGATATTGATCGCATCAGTTAGCGATGTTAAGCTAAAGGCATCGCTTGATAAAAAAGGATTAAGAGTTGTCATATTAGAGTTCCTCCATTTCGATAATTCCAAGCGATTTTAGCGTCGCTTTAGCAGCGTTTTTTTGTGCGGTGGTAATTCCGGCAGGCCAGGTCAATGAGTCTGAGACATACTTTGCGTCTCTTGCAATGATAACGCCGTCTACAGCCGCCGAAGATGCATCATAGTCATTAATGACAAAACCGGCTGCCGTTTGAGTACCATCAGTACCTGTTAGGTCAAGCGCCGAGTACGTTCCGGCTCCAGCGGTGACGGTTACGGTAAACGTGTCTCCAATATCAAAATCCTCGCTACCGTCTGCGATTGTAAAGTTGATCTGATCGCTTGTGTATGCGACAGCAACCGTTGCATCATCAAGCGCAATACCTTCAGGATCAATAACGGAAAAAGTGCCAGCATTGCTTGCCTCGGCAGTACAAGTCATGGTGTAAACACCAATCTTTGTACTCGCTCCACCAGTCACACTGCCCATTGTGCCGTTGCCGGTGTTTGATCCAGCCGTTCCAGTCGTTTCTACGCTGTAAGCAATTTTACCGACAACCTCACCAACAGAAAGACTTTCACCGGACGTAATCGTCACGTCCTCACGGCTAAAGTATTTTTCCTGTTCCCAAACTAATATGTCATGTAGGCGATCGCCTTCAGTAATAGCCATTATTTAAACCTCCCTTCAAACTCAGTTCTTCGTCGTTTCGCATCCTCAATAAGCAGGTTGGTAACGTTTTCAGACTGAATTTGTGGCTGAATATTGTTATTTTCAGTATCCTGTGCTTTTCCGTCGATAAGCGCCTGGCTGACCTGATCAACCGATCCAGACAGTACATGCTCTCGGATAGCCTTAACGTCATTAAGACCCGCAACAGCGCACAAGTTTATAATAGACGCTACAGTGTCCATTGCTTGCGTCTTTCCTTGCTCGATCCCTTCGTTAAGGCCTTCTTCTTTCGCAAGCACTTTAACTTGAGCAAAGTCACCATCGGATTTTTTTGCAACAAAGCCCAGATCATTGAGGGCACCGATAGCCTCACTTCCCTGAGCAATTAGTCCGGCAAATTGTTCCTTCAAAGTTGCCATGTAATACCCTCCGTTCTGTTTTGTTGATAAACTTTTGATTAAACTTTCCATGCTTCCTATTTCGTCAGCCATTCCTGCGTTCACGGCTTTATCGCCTATTAAAACACCGCCTTGGCCGAAGTCTTTTATAACCGTTTCAGGTTTTACTTTTCTGTTTTTAGCAACAGCGCCGATAAAAATATCCGCTAACTCGTTTGCTTTCTGTTGCAGTTCCGCTTTTTCGTCGTCCAGGTCCATGCGTTTCTTAGGTGATGCCGTCGAAACGATCTCGACATAATCGTCGTCGTCATCCTTATAAAAACCAATAACAACGCCGATCGAACCTAACTGTGCAGTCTTATCAACAACAATACGCGCACAAGAAGACGCAATCCAATAAGCCGCAGATGCAGCCGTACCGCCGACATAAGCATAAACAGGCTTCTTATCATTCGCCGCACGAACCATATCGCTGAATTCATTAATGCCATTGACCTGACCCCCAGGTGAATCGATATCGAGGATTATGCTTGATATCTCAGGATTATTGACGGCCTCATCGAGATCCTCTGATAACTTTTGGATAGAAGACCCGCCGAACAGTAAAGAATAAAAATCACCGTAGCGGAAAATGGGGCCATGGACCGGGATAATAGCCGTATTATCACGTACAATGACGTTCCAAGTGTTTGGAAGACTTCCATCGGCCTTTGTGATGATAGCGTTTTTATCTTCCGCGAGAGTCCCAATAAGCTGAGTCAACGCCGTCTTCATCATCATCCATGGTTGATTGATCGCTAAATCCGTCATCTTGAACTTCTTCTGTCTCGTCGGCATCTGTGCCATCGTTTTGTTTTGCTCCATTTTTTGCCGTCCTGCGCGGATCTGAGTCATATATGAGTCCGTATCTGTCAGCACGTTCGTTGTCTGCTGCATTTTGAGCATCTACAACCTCAGCATCTGAACCGAGTGTAGCTATAACCTGATCACGGCTCATAAAGCCGCATCGAACAGCGTCCTTATATGCTTCCTGCTCTTTGGCTGGATCTACCCAGTCAAATGCTTCAGGTTGCCATTTAATCCGGTAATATTTCCGCCTGTTGTCGGTAAAGTCCGGAATACTTATCGCGCCCGTTAACACTGCTGATTCAAGCCAAGCCTGGGCTACCGGTCTGCACAATTGACGTATAATGGTATTGTTAACCATTGACGTACACATTCGCCGGAATTCGGTTAACCCAGCACGAATTGACGAGTAATTAACGTTCTCAAGGTCGCCGGATAACTGTTCATAGCTAACGCCTAATCCTCTTGCGACTGTCCTCAATTGCTGTCTAATCCAATCAAGATAGTTTCCAGACACATCGTGCGGTTGCGAAAATTGAACGTCAAAACCTGGCGGTAATTCCGTAAAAGTACCCGGCTCAAGGCCAACCAGATCAGCAGAACCACTACCCTGGTCTGAAACATCTCCAAAGATTTCAGGCATTCCTGCATCGGTATCCATTGACCGCGTAAAAAATCCGCCGAACATGGCCGTTGTTTTACGCCGAACCAGTTCGGCATCGTCGCATTGGTCTATGTCTCTCAGTTTGAGGAGTACTGAAGACAGCCATGGACGATACCGAATCTGGCCGGGGCGCAAAGGTCTGCCAAGGTGCAAAATGTATCGAGCAGGTATCCGTTTCCGAGTGTACGAATTTGTCCTAAAAGAGTGATATTCACCCGGATGGTCTTGATACATGTGATAAGCTATGCGCTCTCCCAACCTGTTAAACTCTATCCCCATCCTGATAATGTTGCCGTTCGACAAGTCGACGTTATACGTTTCATCAAGTAAATCAGGCTCAAGTATTTTAAACTGGATCGGAACAAGTAAGCCTGAGTTACTACGTCTATATACTTTTTGAACGAAACACTCTCCGGATTCGATCATCGATCTTGCAGCCAACGACTGTTGCCCATAAAAGTCGAGCTGACCTTCAACATCAAAGTCCTGGATAGAGTCGTTCCAAAGTTCTTGAACTTCTTCTTTAAGATCGATGTTGTCCTTTATTTGCCATCTGGGGACGATACCGCTACCCACCATTGATGATACAAAAGAGTCAATCGCGCCTGATGCTAATGCGTTATTCCTTGCCATTTCACGCGAACGTGAACGCAATAACGCAAGATTGTTTGATAAAGCAGCATTTGGCCCGTAAACGGCTGTCCCCCAGGAGGATGTCATTCGCCTGCCGGTTGTAGCGCCTTCATAACCGCCATAATATGTGGCTATTGGAATTCTACCGCCATGCTTGTCTAATATTTTTAAGTATTTAGGCATTATAAGCCTTTGCTTGTTGAAGCTCTGAAAAAAGACGGCTTGCCGGATGTTCTGTTGATTTGCCCCTGGACGGTTGCAGCTATACTCTGCAACGTGCTTAACTTGGCAGGTTGATACTCAACAGTTTTTCCATCAGAATATGTGATACGGACAACACGTTCACCCTTCGCTAATTCAAGAATAGCGTTGTTGATGTTGTCCAGGTCTGTTTGTGTGTATGCCATAAAGAAAATCCCTATTTTGCGCCAATATGACACAATATAAGGATATTGTAAAAGACAGGAGAGACAGCAGAGACTTAATTAATAGTCTTCAGGTATGATTTTGTTCTCTTTTATAAATTTATCGAACGAATCTTTACAAATTCGAATAGATCTTTCTCCAAGCCGGATAGCTTTTAACTTGTCTTGCCTTATAAGCGTATACACCATATGTTTTGAGCAAGATAAATATTTTGCCACGTTATGCACGTACATAAATTGCCTTATTTCTCCCAAGATCAACCTCCCATCCATTTTGATCTTACTGTTTTTGATCTTTTTTTGGTAGGCGCAGCGTCTCTCTCCGGAGTAAGACTGTTCCTGAGTCCGTTCCAATCCATCCGGACCATGCCAACTCTTAACGCTGCAAAGTAAGCGTATACTTCACAGTCCAAATAGTCGTTTCTGGTCGCTATTTTGACCCACTCCGTCTTTGGAAAACCTTTAGAATACTTAACAACTTGCTTCTCGGCGGTAATTTGCTGGAAATAATCGTCCTCTGCCAGATAAAAGTTATAATAACCTGGGCCTGGTTCCTGGATGTTTAAACGAGTGTAAAAAGTAGACTTTGCCGTATCCGTGCCGATACTCCATAGCTGAACACCGCTTTTTATAACCTTACCTTTATAGTTAACATCCTGGTTTGACGGTCTTCCAACGATCGGCTTGCCCGGTATCGATGCGCCTTTTATAGCCACAACCCTTGGTGATCTCGCACGTACAAAATTATAAACGTCTTGAGTATGATGACCTCCGGAGTCTATGGCCATGCTCGATATGCTTAATCTTGCTCCTGATTCATGCTTCCATTGTCTTGACAGCAATACGTCAACTTGATTCCAAACGTGCTGTGTGCCTGGCGAACCAAAGATTTCGTCATGGTATACCAACCATGATTGTTCCGCTTCACCAAACGCTCTCACCACGACAACCAAACGATTGTCCTGAACATCAACGCCAGCAACCAACAATAATCCGCCATATGGTACGGTTCCTTTTTCATACGGCTTGGACCGGTTTTTAATCGCGGCCCAGTCTGGTTGCATGCCATCGTCTTCCCAGGTTTGGCCTAATGTCGTATTTTTAAACGTCTTTAAACGTTCAGGATCTTTATTGCACTGTAAAAACTCTTCAGCTATCTTTCCCCAGGTCGCGTTCGGCGCGAACGAGTATCCAGCCCACAGAAAAAAACCTGCATGGCCTTTAAATGGTTTGGTTGCTTTCCAAACGCCATCATTTACCATAGTTCGCTTCTTACTGTGCGGTATCATCCTGCCGCATTTTTGGCACTCAAGCTCTGCGTTCTCTGGCTTACCTTTCGGCCATTTAATGTTACGGAATTCAATCGTTTGCATATGGTCACAAAATGGACATGGTACCAGATAATATCGTTGGTCTGACTCTTCAAAAGATATCTCAATTCTCGATAAGCCTTTGACAGTTGGTGTGGACCCCAAAGCGATTTTCCGGTCCCAAAACCATTCAGCCCGTTTTGTACCAAGTTTTATTTGATCGCCTTCTAGTCCAGCCGTTGCACTATAGCCGTCAACCTCATCAAACAAAACGACCGGTACGGATATCCTGCGAAAGCCGCGTGGACTGTTACTCCCAACAAGATACAGCGCACCGCCAGGATACGTCTTCCTTAATATAGTTGATTCGGAATTCCGGCTTTTTGCTTCGGAAATCAGGTGTGTTAATACAGGCGTGTCAGCCAGCATACTCGCCAATTCATCCTTACTATATCCCTGAGCGTCTTC